CTCAGAAGTAACTTCAGCACTTGGAGGCTCAACAATACTAGACGGTACATCAGATACTTTAGCAGCGGCTTTAATTTGTTCGAGATCCAACATACTTAGATCGTAAGGCATAGCAGCCGAAGTTGCCATCCCAGCTTGAGCCTTCGGTGGTTCTTGTTGTTGTAAAGGCTCATCTACTTTTTTACGGTATTGATCGTTTATCGCTTCTACTAGTCGGCTTCCCCCAAGGTTACCGATGCCTGTATTAGCACCGTATGTAGCGTATTTATTAAGAATATCATTAGTAATATCTGACGGAACACCAATTTCTTGATTTTGTTCTGTCATCTTACGAGCATTAGATTCAGGGTTCGCCATAGCACGAACTAAAGAAGTAGTCTGTTCGTCGTCGAATAGTCTAGTCATGCGGTGCTCTTCTTAGCGGGTTTTTTCTTCGCTTTGGTGCCCTTCATTATGTCTTTGTCAACTGTAGCTGCTTTACCACCAGTAAGCACAGAATTAACGCGAGCCATCGCCCACTGATTTTGAGAAGTTCCAGGACGATGCCCTGTTTTATACGCAGCTAACCCTCGTTTATAAACACGAGAGAGCTGCCCAACAGTAACTTTCTTGCCTTTTTTACGAGCAGCTTCAGCTTTGTTAGACAAAGCCTTTTTAGTTTTAGCTGAAAGACTCATGATTTTGTACCAAACCTCTCTCTAAAGCGCCGTGTGTACTTAGACTCAACTGTTTTCCTCTGCTTTCCTTTTTTCTTATCTGTAGAAAATTTATAAGCAGAAGGATCACTAAGAGACTTCTTTTTGTTTTTAGCTATTTCTTTCTTACGTTTTTCTTTTTCTTTTGGAGAAAGACCAGCTAAATACTTTGCAGGGACTTTAGGTTGTTTCTTAGTCTTCTTCATGACTACAATGACACCACAACATTACCGTTGGTAGCAACACTAACTGTCCCGATACTCCCTGTTGCGCTAACCCCAGAGGTGCTTGGCGTTGAAATATTCTGCCAAGAATTCCCCAAATATACTTGAAGAACGTTCTCTGTGGTATTCCAAATAACATCGCCTTTTTCGAAAAACAACGTATCACGGTTAGCTGAAGTGTACTGAGGAGTACGATCAGGGTCAAAATTACCGACGTTCAGCTCTAACAGGCGCATAGCCCTGTTAAACGTAGGCGCTTCTACTGTAGCTGCCGCCGCTTGAGGTAATCTTCCTGGAAGTATTCTTCCCATTAACGTCTACCGTTAGGCTGAACATCTAGCCTTGTTGCGCCAATCCTAAAACCAACTCCTAACCTATCTACGGTTTCTGCATCGTCATCAGATTCAAACCGTACCGCTGCTTGTCGTCCTCTTGCTCTCGTATCTACTTTAGTAGTCGTAGCAGTAAAAGAACTCGTTTGATCAGTAGTTAGACTTTGTCCTGGAAAATTACGAGCTTTTAAAACTAAATTTATCTTCTGTGTTCCAGAAGAATTGCCAGTGAACTTAACGTCTGGGATAAACCGTCTAATAAATTGAAACTCTTGACCGTCTCCAATATCGAAATCAGCACTTTCAATAAAGACATTGTTCATCGGAGAACCATCATCATCGAACCCTGTTTCATGAGAATAGAGATACGGAGCATCACTGTCTTTCCCTGCTGCTCTAGGAAAAGAAACTAATCCTTCATCCAGCCAAGCTGTTCTCGAAAGTTCTCCGATAGTCCAAGAACTTTCAACATAGTTATAAGCTACATACTTATCAATAACAGTGTTTTCGCCTGAGCAGTAAAACCAACCTACTTCATCGAATTGTTTATTAACAAACCCAAATACTTGGAACGCTTGCCCTTCGTTAAGATTATCGAAAACGAAAGCATGAACAGTACACGGAATAGGCTGTACTGAACCGTTGTACATATAAAAGCCTTTTTTATCCATCCAGAAAATACCATTAGGAGTATTTACGGCAGCATTCGGCCCAATAAGACTAACCCCTTCGTTCAGTAGAACTAAACCGAAAGTGTTTGGTGGCCCAATAAATTGTAAACTGTACAAAGCAACGTCAGTCCAGATTAAAGTTTCTTGACGAGCGCGTAATCCTCCGATTATTTCTGAACCAGCAGAACAACGTAACGAACCCGCAGTATTAGTAGCTAACGGTTCCCATTCAGCAGCATTTTCTTGATCAGAAAACGCAACTAATAACGGGTCGATAGTTCCGCTTCGTGAACCTCCACTTATCGGATCTGCACCTAAAACAATAACGTGTCTGTCAACGTCTGATACTAAAACTTGTAATCCTTTAGTTGGAGCTTTATTAGCCCCAGCTAAAGAAGTCAATGGAACTGCTCGGGTGTTTAACCCGTTAGTTTTATCCCAGTAATAAATACTTCCTGCGCGAGGATTAGAAATTAAATCCTCGCCAAAGTTGTCCATCGACCATAGACGTAATTGGTTGGAGTCCCCTAATGAAGTTGTAGAACCCCATGTACCAGAACCATCCCATGCTCCAACACCCCAGCCTGTACCGTCTACAAAAACATCAAGACCAGAATTAATTTGATAAGCACCTACAACACTACCCCCACCGTTACCTGTGTCACTACTGTTTGCCAAAACAGCGGTGCCAGAGGTATCTTTAGCAACTATTGTAAAAGTATTAGCTGTGGGGACAGATACGACTTGATATTCTTGATTTAACACTGCAGCCGTAATATTACCACCGAGACTTGCTGCCCCAGAAAAAGTAACAAAATCTCCGTCTACCGCTCCGTGTCCAGAATCTGTAACGGTGAGAGTGCTTGAACCATCAGTCGCACCAAATGTAACATCCCCTGCTGAAGTAGTTGCACGAATCGGGGTAATATCGTTGTAGCTAGTACCTTCTTGAATATACAGTTTAAACCGTGTGCCAAGCCCTAGAAGTTTCGTACCGTCTAAATCTACCCAGCCGTGAAGTTTTCTACCTGTTCCCTCGTAAGAGGTCTCAATATACTTCTGCCACCCGCCTATTTTTTCTGGCAATCCTTTACGAAAACGAACTAAATTAGAATCAAACCACCCACCTTCAGCGGCGTAGTCAGTTCCTTCTTTATTGATCCCAGGATTAAATATGTACTTTTGAAGAGGCATTACTGGTAATCTCCATTACGGATCATCTCAGTTACTTCTACGGCACGATTACCAACTTGCTGGCTCCAACGTGAATCCATAAATTCATCCGCTGCTATATCAAACTGTTCGCGAGACATAGCTTCTAAAGCATTTATAAAACCACGCAAACGTGTCAAACCAAGATTAAAACAAATGTCAATCATAGCGTCTTGTCGTGCTTCGTTTAATGCAGCAAACCAAAAATAAGTATCATTTAGTTCTTCACGAACCCGAGCTATATCGTTACTAAGTAAGTAACTGATTTCGTCCTCAGATAAACCAAGACCCGACTCTGCGATATTGCGTCCAACTCCTATAGTTTCATAACCAGCAGAGCACATGTAGACCTTAGAGCGCACGCCCTCGTGCCGTTTCAACATATCAATTAATTGATCTGACATTTATTTCTCCCGACTAACGCCTCTAGTTTTTTCGTAGCTTCTCATAGCGCCAAGACCTAGCATACCAGTCATAGTAGTCATCAACAGCGATGGGTCTATTTCTGGAACCTCTACCCAAATACCTGCGATGGGCGCGATCAACACATGATACAGAAGCCCCAAAGAACAGCACCAACCGATGCTTGGCCTCCATCCAGCCACAAACAACGACTTGTGAGCGGCCTCAACCTTGTTGATCTCCATTTGGCCCTTGGCAAGTTCAGCGGCATGGCGCTCTGCTAAGGTGCTCAACTCAAAGGCGATACGATTTTTTTCGTCTTTGTCTTCAATAACCTTGTCGAGCAGTGACGTTGCTGGGCCTATGAGGGAACTTAAAATACTCATGCCCACCCACTGTATCTAGCAAAGCACTTTGGACAAAGTAATTTTACTTTTAAATGCACAAAGTCCATAACGCCTCCTTTTTTCTTGCAACGGGCACAACGTAAGAAAACTCGCTGCTCCTCCGTCATCAATCCACCGACTTCTTAGGGTCTCTAAATAATATCTTAGTCCCCGCATCAGCGACATTGATCTGACGAACACGGCAGTATGACTCAAAGAATCTGTTTCTACCGCCATTTTGAAAGCCAATTGACTGGTTGTTTAATGCGTCTGAATATTCTAAACACGATGTAAGCTCTTGAAAATAAAACTCTTCTCCAGTGGGCTGGCCTCTTTCAAC